GGCGAATTTCCCGTCATTCACATGGGAGAGGTGATGGTTTCTATAACCAACAACTACCGCACTACGGGCTGCGGAACACCCTACCGACCTACCAAACCGTAACGTCGAAAGTCATCTCGAACGTGGCGATTTGGGCAAATTGGGCAAAACCATTGGTGGAATACAGCAGCAATGTCCCAGCAGCCCTATGCATGACATCTTGGGTGGTGTCATTCAAATAGTACGGACCGGCATTGAGTGTTACGTCAAGGCCTCCGTTACTATTGAGACTAACCACATTGTACGATCTACAATTTTGGATGTCTTGATACGTCGGAGCAGTGGGACTAGTCACAGAATCTGTATAACCCATGGCTAAATACCCAATTGCATTAGCACCTTGGTTACCAGCCATTCGCACAGTCATCTTCCTGATCTTAAAGAACGTAAAGGCGCTAAGTAAACTCCGATCACTATTTGCCAATATAGACATAACATACGTTGATGATGCGGCGCTAAAACCGACCAGCAACGATGTCGAATAGGTATTGACAGTGTTGTTAGAAAACAACCCTGTACCCCTCAGAACCAAGCTGAGTGAGCGGTTGTTGGTACCTGATAACCGGAATGTGGATAATGGACCACCCGCGGCAAAAGTACCCTGTTGACTTGCGGTCTGGGTGGTGCGTCCTCCGCCACCACCTCTTCGTCTCTTTCGTCGTCCTCCGCCAGAGCGGTTACCAGACGTTCCAGAGATGTTGTTAGCACCCCCATTTTGGCCAGTTTTCTGCTGCATAAGGTTATTAACAACCTGACGCGTCGCAGAATCGACCGCCCTCGAGGTGATTCCCGCAATGGCGGGTAACATGTAATTAAGAGGAGAGCCACGGTTATTGCGCCTAACGCTATTGCCAGAAGATTGTACGAGTGCCATGTCATATTGTGAAGAAGGTCGGTCTGTCATTTAGCCCTGACAGATGGGCTTGGTACACTAGTTTTAGGACTTAGACGGGTCCCACACCGTCACGGTCCTGGTCGGGCATGTTCTAATACTTCTTCTCCTCCGTCAGAGGAGACAGCATCATACGCATGCCCCGCATGAAGTTGATAAATCAAGCGTCATACATGTCCTCGCCGAACTTCGTTCCGCCGTAGGACCCACGGTCCGCATAACGCGCACCGCGGTCATCTTCACCAACCTCACGCCCATACGGATCTTCAAAATCTTCGTATGGGTCATCGACGAAATCCTCGTACATCTCGTCGAAATCAGCCCCGGTGAGTGCACCTTTTACACTCCTACCCCGAGGTTTCTGTCGCCCGGGCGGTGCCCCTAAGGCACCGCGGCGAGCATCGAGAACAGCACGCTTTTCAGCCCTTTCTCGAGCCCGAGCATCCTCAAACTCTTTCTTCTTTGCTTCAGAAAGAGGTTGGGTCTGCGCCATGAATTTCTCCGGTACTTCTTTCGGGTCGACAAACTGTTTAACACCAACGTCCTCTGGTTCCCTCTCGAGAGCAATTTGATCTGACCATCCTTTTGGATGAGTGACATGATGGACCTCTTCATTAATGTCAAATTCATCCAAATCAAAGTCAAGATCATCATATTGGTTCTCGATATCACCGGGCTCTGATGTCAATCTCTCAGCAACAGACGAGCCATGATGCTCTGGTAAGCTATCATCGGCAGGTAAAAAGAGATTCATACACCATTCAGACGTTGGAAAAGACAGGTCCCCGGCAGAAAACGGAAGTTCCATAAACACAGATCCTTCATTCTCTGTGACAAACTCATCGTCTTCCAAATCCAGAGGTCGTATACTACGCTTCTCCATGGAATCAAAGATTGATGAGAGTCTCCCCGCAAATAACGGGTATAAATAACCACCACCTGCATAAAGAGAACGAAATTTATGCATGGCGGCTTTCTGGCGTAACAAGGGGCTCTTGTACGACTTCTTGAAGGTGGTTGCAGAGATAACTAACTTCGTCAGTTGGGGCCTCGGTATATAGTGGTGGGCTTGCTGTCCAGCAATCCTCACCAAATTCTGTCCCAAGAATATGAACGGGTAAGATGATTGTCCGCGCTCGAACAAATAAGGGGTCAGAGACCCCTCTTTGAATATCAAGCCGAAGCGATTCTTCACCTGTGCCCCCATCTTGGACATGAACGCCGCCAACGAGTCTACATCAGTCAACTCATGCATGGCTTCAGCATACTCTTCTTTCATGAACCCGTTTACTGCAGCACTCGCAACCTCATCAAATTTGGTTGTCCCGGGCACCCCACTTCCGAGCCCATGCTTGAACTGATACGTTAATGCGCCGTCAACAATCACTTGCTTGACAAAGGCACGCTTACAGTTCAACTTGAGAACGCTATCCCAAGTCTGATCAAGATTCTTGAAGGCTCTCCTCCAAATCCTGTAACACACTTGCCCCCACTGCGCACACAACGAAAGATCCATATGTGAAAAATCCGGTGTATAAATGTACACAGCTCCCCAAGTAGAGACAACCACCCACAGTTGGTCATCCCCATAAAAACATGGATAGAAACCAGGCCCTTTTTCAACCTGCGAGACTATCCACTTATACATACGATCCCCGCCGCCATAATTCCAAGAAAAACCAACCGCACTCCCAGAAGTCGAGCCAGGTTCATCAAACCTGACCGCTTTCAGCTGGGACTGCAGGGACGAGTAAAGCAACCTCTCATGCAGTGGGTAAACGAAATATGGACGAACCTTGCTGGACAATTTTGCCAATTCATAGTAGTCTTGCTTATTTCGAAGCAACACGGCCATGAGTGCAGGTCTATCTTCACTGACAAGCTTGTTGAACTTGCCAAGGGCGATGGAGTTGAGTATCTCGGTACCTACTTCAACTGCAGTTCGCATCACACCCGGTTCCCGTAACTTCGCGTAATACGGTGCTCCGGCAGAAGAGTTCGGATTGAAAGTCAAATCCGAATTGACCTCGCCAAGGACATCCGCTAAAGATTTACCAACGTAATCATACTCAATTGGCTTGTACTCGAGCACAGACTGTGCCCACGCGACGCACTTGCCAATATCTAGATTCACCCGCGGCGCCTCCGTGAGACCCACTGTAATCCTAGCAAGCAGTCCTTCCATAGATCCCGAGGATCCTACAAATTTGAGACTCTCTTCGAGTGCTCCAACAAACGCCTCTTCCTGATCAGGATACTGATCAGGATCGTACTGTTTACAGATGTTGAACATTTCACCATCTTTTCCAAAATTCGTGTACGTCATTTCATTTGTGGTGAAACAAGCAAGCTTTCGCTGCTTGATTGACGTAGCACGCTTGTCCAGTACATCACGCGGAATTGCGCCTATGGCAGTGACAAGGCCTTTCCTCCTCACCTCTGCCAAGGCGTTCTTGATACCATCCTGATCAACCTTCTTAGGTGTAGGAGGTATTGTTGGTAATTTCATCTTTGCAAGACGGTATTTCAGGTCAGCAACCCTACTTCCCGTGTCACCAGACTGGACACGTGACCGGGGAGCTCTCTCCCCAGACACTCGC